TATAGGTTTCACAGCCTATATAGAGTTCCATTGATTAGTTATTGTCCGTTTAGCACCGGACCATGCTTTTCTTTATTTTATTGTATACTTTACATTCTGAATAAGTACAGTAGTCTCCTCTCAGGTTACAACTGTACCCTGTTTGGAGTGTCTACTTTATTCCTAATAAGTTTCACCCCTTATTAGTTATGTATAAGTTTTAGTGTCGATTAGCAGCCTGGTTTTAGGTTCTTTGACCCTAATTCCAGTGAGTAGCTTACCTAATTTCACGTTTCTTTGAACCGTGATTTTCTTATGTATACACTAAAATGTATTTTATCTCGTTAATAGAGAACTATTACAAAGAGAGAGTTGCTAAACTCTTAAATCGTCTATATGGCGCAGTTTGAGTCATTTATCTGTGAAAAATGAAGCCAAATTTTATTGCTTTGACGGTAAATTTATACTTGATTAAAATCAGGAGTATATTACCCGTGCTTAGCTTACAATTTACGAATTTAATTAAAATGGGAATTTGATTGTAATGATTTAGATTTGACAATTCGATTGCTCAAAAGAATCCCACTTTAATAATAAGCTCCGTTGATTATAAATACACTCGCAAAGGACGAGTCAAGCGTATTTTAGACGTAGAGCAATTATTAGAGAACAATTGGTCTTTTGGATTTCGATTAATGCGACGTACCGCATGTTATAGATCCCAATATTTTTAAAAGTACCCTTAGTTTCAGCACGTACCGGCGTGTAGGGAGTTGCTTCCCGTGATTTATATAAGGCTATGCTTTTAAAATGAGGCATTTAGATTGATAATTTCAACTTTTTAATTATTTTTGTGATTGTTATTGAATAGCTTAATAGCTACTGATATTAACCCTTTTCTTATTATAATGTTTAATTACAACTTTTTAGGAGAAACAATCACGAATGCAACACAAGGGTTCTGGTTATTGGCATTATTGTCAATAATTTCAGTTGTGCGTAAAATGCACATAAACGCAACATGTCTTCTTTCCCAATCTGGGAAAGAAGAGCGTAGAGCGAAATATGAGTCGAAGAAGGTTAACAATCGTAAGGCTGAAAAGCGTAAAGCGATTGCTAACCAACAGAGACACAATTATGTTGCGGAATGCCAAAAACATTCTGCCAAGAAAAACAACAAGAAACAGAGTTCATCTAAAATTCTTTTTAAATCTCAATCTGGTGAGGATGAGAATATTGGTAAGAATTTTGGAGAATTTGTTTTTTCTCGTGTGCAATCCTTATTTAATGCATCAAATGATAAATTTAATGCAATGGATAAGGAACGTATTAGAGAATATTTAAATAACAGCAAAGATTGGATGAATACTTCATTTGATACTTTAATTTCAAAAATCGATTTTGATTTTGAAAAACATTACACAGTATTTGGACACTTACGAGCATGTAAGTTGACAAAACAGTTAATGTTGATTTTTGATATGTTAGTATCATTGGAGGTTTTGGAAAATTTTACGATTAAAATTAAAGGAGTTACGTTTTTTACACCTAGTAAATTAGGAAGAAAAACAAAACCCTTTGATTTGTTGGATGCTTGTTATGAATTTTATCGTTTATTTATTAAAGCTTGTTTAGCTTTTCCTGAGAAGGGCTTTAAAGCTTTTTACGAAGATGCTATTATTGGCGTTTTCGAGGAAGATTATGCTTATGTTTTATCAAATTATATTTTGTTTGAGACAGGCAAAAATTGTGGTGTTGAAGATATTAAAGAATATGATTTACGTTTGGAAAGAGCAATAGAAGCTGCTCTTGTTAGTATTAAAGCTAACAATGAGAAAGCTTATTATACTCCAAAATTGAGGGAGTTAAAAATTTTACAAGCCAAACGTATTGCTTCACAAAAAGATTTCATAAGAATGAAACCTTATGGAATTCTTTTATATGGAGGATCATCAGTTGGAAAGTCTTCAATAGCTAATGCTGTTACACGTTATGTTTTGAAAGTTAATAATTTTCATTCATCAGCCAATTCGGTTGTAGTTTTGAATGAAGGTGATAGTTTTCAATCAGAATTTAGAACACACCATACAGGTGTTATTCTAGATGATTTGTGTAATAGCACAGTTGAACATACGGATGGGAATCCGTTATTGAAGGTAATTCAATTTATTAATAATTCACCACAAGCTGCATTAAATCCGAATGCAGAATTGAAAGGGAACATTATGATTGAACCTAGAGTTGTGTTAGCTACAACAAATGTAAAAGATTTGAATGCTGCACAATATTCTAATGAACCATTGTCGGTTGCAAGGAGGTTTGATATTACTGTCACACAAACAGTGCGAGAGGAATATCAATTACCTGATTCGAATATGTTAGATACCAGTAAAGTCGAGAAAGACTTTGCAGGTTCTGCGTATCCGGATTTTGCCTTATTTACATTAGAAAGACCAATACTACATTCTGGAAATATTCGCCAGGGTAATAGTAAGGTTCAACGTGTTACGTATGTACCGATTATTTTCAAAGGTAAGAAAATGTGTAACGTTAGTTTACGCGATTTCTTAGAATTTTTGAAAGATAGTACGGCAAAGCATTTTGCAGAACAACGAAGTTTTGTAAATACACAGCGTAACAATGTTGATATCGAATTGGATGACGAAGGTTTTCCTGTAGGTATCAACAAAGATGATGATGTTTTAGATTCCGAGTTTGGTATTTTTGAAAATTTATTTCAAAAGTACTATGATTTGGAAGATTTAATTTTGCAAAGATTGAGTAATTTAGTATTTTTTATGTTAAATATTCAATTATGTAAGAAGTGGATTATGAATAAATATTTTAGTAACATGTATATTAAAATGATTGTGGTTTACACAGTATTATTTGTGTGTTTAACAAGTCATATTAATATATGTGCATTTTGTATTATGACGATTCCGTGTCAAGAATGGTTATTTTATAAGTTGTTATGTTATATCATTAGGTATAAAGTACGACATATGAAGAAACCAAGTGATTATTTAAAGGAAATGTCATATATGGATAAGACTAAATTAATTACGATGCTTGGAGGTGCATCTACAGCATATTTGATGATACGTATTATTAAAGCAATTTATGATATGTTGACATCAGAAGCTGCAGAATGTATAAGACCAAGCGCCACAATTACAGAAAAGAAGAAGGAAGAATCTGCTACAGAATTTTGGGATGAACATGCGCGTTATAAGCGTTTTATGTTCAATCCTAGAATTATGGGCTATGCCAGGTGTTCGTCACATGAACAATTGGTAGGCATGATTAGCAGGAGGATTATGATGATTCATATTAAAATGAAAAATGGTAAAACAAGATTTTGTGATTGTTTACCTATTCGTGGTAATATGGCATTAATTCCTTCGCATATAGTACCAGATTATAATGCAGAAGCGTTGATTACAAAGCCGGGAGCAAATCCCAAAAATGTAGTTATATCCAAGAAATCTTGTTATAAAATACCCAATACAGATATTTGTGTTTGGTATGTGCCAGAACTTGGAGATCAACGTGATTTGACAGCATATTTTCCTGAAGATATTGCGCATGGCAAGCAATTGGTTGGTGATATGGTTTATAATGACCAAGGTAATATTAAAGTATACCGTAAGTTGTTAGGAACACGCACCAGTAGTAGAACAACACTAGGTGGTTCATTTGAATCGCTTAGTTATTATTTTCCAGAACAAACTTTTCAAGGTTTGTGTATGGCAACATTTGTAGGTCGTGATATTAAAGATATGCCGTTTATTGGTGGATTCCATTTAGGTGGAAAGAACCATACAGGAGCAGCAGGATTTATTACACGCGATCAGGTGTTGAGTGCAATTGATGAAATTGCTAAAAAGCCGTCTGTACTGCCGTCACACGCAGGACAGTCATTTAATACAGTTATTGGTGATATAGATGTTGGACCATTAAATGAGCCACACGAATTGTGTGTTACTAGAAATTTAGATAGTGATGCACGATGTGTTGTTTTTGGAGCTCATAATAAGCCCGGATCTACACCAAAGTCTGAAGTTGTTGTATCTTCTATTTCACAGAAGGTACAAGAACATTTAGGCTTAGAACGAAAACATGATAAACCTTATTTAATGAGGGACATAATGCATAAGGAAGTGGATATTGAGAATAAAACTCACACTGCTTATAAATTTGACCCAGATTTAATAGATAAGGCTGTTGTTGATTTTAATACAACTTTGATCTCAAATTTGAGAGATAAGTTGCATAATATTGGCAAGTTAGAAGATGATGTCGTTTTAGCAGGTTTGGATGGAGTTCTTGGCATTAACGCCATGAACTTCGCCACTGCTTGTGGCTTTCCAATGGTTGGACCAAAAACAAATTTGGTCAGTAAATCCGATAGGAAAGTTGAAGGCATTTCATGTCCACGCGATATTGAACCTAAGGTTTTGGAAGAAATTACAAAACTTGAGGAAACATTATTGAATGGAAACAGAATTAATGCAGTATTTAAAGCTTCTTTGAAAGATGAACCAACAAAAATTGGTAAAAAGAAAGTTCGTGTTTTTGCTGGGAGTAACATTTATTTTGTAATGTTAGTTAGGAAATATTTTTTAACACTCTCAGCATTGATGCAAGAAAACAAGGAAGTTTTTGAATGCGCAGTAGGTTTGAATGTCGAATCACCTGAATGGACTAAAATGATGAAACATGTTTATAAACATGGAGAACATAGAGTCGTAGCAGGTGATTATAAGTCATTCGACGGACGTATGTCCCCAAGATTTATGTTGGCAAGTTTTAAGATTTTAATTAATCTAGCAGAACTGAGTGGAAATTATGATGCGGATGATTTAACGATTATGCGCGGCATTGCCACTGAGATTTGTTCACCAACATATGATTACTTTGGGACATTAGTACAATTTTGTGGGTCAAATCCTTCGGGACACCCATTGACAGTTGTTACCAATTCATTGGTCAATAGTTTGTATATGCGTTATGTATATTATAGAATTGCACAAGAGGAGAAATGGTGGAGAGTACCACTATTTTCGAAAGTTGTGTCATTATTGACTTATGGAGATGATAACATTATGTCTGTTAAACCAGGATATGATGCATATAATCATACCAATATAGCACGTGTATTAGCCGAGTGTGATATTACATACACTATGGCTGATAAAGAAGCAGAATCTGTACCATTTATACATGGTTCAGAAGCTGGATTCTTGAAACACAATGCTGTTTGGGATGATGAATTGCAGTTGTATCGTGCAGTTATTGATGAATCTTCGATATCTAAGATGCTCCATGCACATGGGAGAACGCAGATATCAGAAGAGCTTCATGCTGCTTGTACAATTAGAGATGCGCTTGATAAGTATGCTCATTTCGGTCGTGAGAAATACACGGAGAGATGCGCTCAACTTAAACAGGTTGCAGATGAATGTAATCTCACTGGACTTGTAGGAGATTTTCCAACATATAAGGAACAAATCCTCAAGTATTGTGAGAAATACGAATGGGAGGAAAACCCATATCCTGTCCGAAAGGATTAGGATGAAAAATTCACAATTTTGATATTGCGTTGGTTACATGCAATAGAAACCAAAGAACCCGAATAAGGTAGTTACGAACTTACGTATAGTACCTTCCAAACTATATGTATGTTGCGAAAACTTATTTGTCTTGAACCTCCCTCGTGAGGTACCATTATTTAGTGGAGTAGTTTGAAACTACAAATAAGAGAAGCTCTGATTCAAGTATAATGATGCATATACTTGTTTTATAAATAATAGATTGCATTACTAGTATTACACAATATCCAAGTGCATTGGATTTAAGTATGCACAATGGGGAGGTCCAGTCCCCTTATACACTGGAAGCGGCGTTGGTTCGCATTAACCAACTAGAACATGATGTTGCACGTAAGTACGCGCAAACAAGAAAGCTTAAACGTAAGGTGGCTTTGCTTAATTCGATAATAGACAAATATCAAAGTGAAGCATTACCATCACAATCAGCTACTATGAATGTCAGCATGGCTGATGATACTGCGAAAGCAGAAATCACAACTTTTGCTGATGAATCAGCTGGTTGGAATACTACAGTGCCTACAGCACCAGATAGTACATTCAACCTTGCTAATAATAGTGATAGCGATTTAGGTAATTTCTTGTGTCGTCCAATAAATGTGGCGACATATCAATGGGATGTAGATTCTCCATTATTTGAGACATTGAATCCCTGGACAGCTTATTTGACAAACCCTTTTATTAGGGATAAGATAGCTAATTTTGAACTTTTACGCATGAATTTGCATATGAAAGTGCTTATTAGTGGAACACCATTTCATTATGGTAGGGCTTTAGTGTCATATAATCCTTTGAGTGGATTTGACCAAGTTACAATAGAACGTGGACTTGGTGGAGCATTGGATGCGGATTTAGTGGGAGCTTCTCAGAAGCCACACATATTTTTAAATCCTACATTAAATGCTGGTGGAGTTTTGGAAATTCCTTATTTTTATAAGGAAAATTACATTCCACTCACTCAAGGAGGTGTCACAGATGGTTTAGGAGAAGTTGTTTTCCGATCATTTGGAAATTTAAGGCATACAGATGTAGGTAATCCAGTAACCATAAATGTATATTTGTGGGCTACTGATGTTACTTTGACAATGCCAACTTCTAGAGATTTACCTGCATTGCCATCACAATCTGGAGTTATGAATTCAGGTGATGAATATGGTCAGGGAATTATTTCTAAACCAGCATCCGCTATTGCGAAAGCAGCAGGGATGCTTAAAAGTATACCGCTTATTCGACCTTATGCGAGAGCTACAGAAATTGTAGCTACTGGCGTGGGCGATGTAGCAAGATTGTTTGGTTATAGTAGACCAGCAGTTATTACAGATCCGAATATTATGAAGCCCGTACCATTAGGTAATGTGGCAAATGTGGACGCTGCTGATGCTGTATACAAATTAACGTTAGATTCCAAGAACGAAGTAACCGTTGATCCGCGTGTTACAGGATTGGAAGGACGGGATGAAATGTCAGTTGTTGATTATGTTAAAAGAGA